GAAGAAGATATCTCAAGCAAGCTTTGGTCTGTCCTTGGAACAGCAGTCCATTCTATGTTTGAGGATGCCGATCAGGGCGACTCAATCAGTGAGGAGAGATTGTTTGTTGATGTTGATGGGTGGACAGTGTCTGGCGCTATAGACCTGCAAGATGCAGACGGCCCTAGCGATTACAAATGCACAAGTGTGTGGTCTGTGATCTACGAGAAGAAAGAATGGGCCTATCAGTTGAATGCTTACGCTTGGCTAATGCGCCATGCCAAAGGCCAGATATCTAAGCAGTTGAAGATCATAGCTGTTATGAGGGATTGGAAAGGACGGGAGGCACAAAGCAATGCCGACTATCCGCAATCGCCTATAGCAGAGATACGGATACCGCTGTGGTCTGAGTCGGAACAAGACCGATATATGTCTGAGCGCATCAAGTTACATCAAGATGCGGAGTACGCGAACTTAACCGGCGACAAGCTACCCCATTGCACTGACGGTGAACGGTGGATGAGACCGCCACAGTACGCAGTCAAGAAGGGTAACAACAAACGCGCCATGAGGGTTTTGGATACTCAGGAAGAGGCTGAAGGCTACATCCGCAGCAAGTTTCCAACAGGCGGTGCTCACATAGAGCATCGACCAGGGGAGCCCGTAAGGTGTGCAGCTAACTGGTGTCGGGTCGCAGATTTTTGTGATCAGTGGCAAGGAGAGCGCAATGCTTGAGCAGCAACGGAGTGTGTTTGAAAAGATGATTGGGATCTGGTCAATAACCAAGATACCTAATCTACAAATGAAGGTCATAGGTAGTGGTGAAATTGTATTCACCTGTGCCGCTGGCCCGATATGCAAATTGAAGTTTGATTTGTTTGACAGACTGGTTCCACTGGAAGTGGTGGAACTCATAGAAACTAAATTGGAGAAACAGTATGGGATCAACGGCAAAAAATACCGCGCCGACCTTCGTGGATATATGGCAGACCCTTTCAGCAGTCAACGTTGAGGACTTTGTTCAAGACAAGATGGGACTAAGATATCTGTCTTGGGCAAATAGCTGGATGGTTTTGATGGATCATTACCCTCAAGCCATTATGGACTTTGGGGCAAATGAGATGCATGAAGACGGCACAGTGACTGTCCACTGCACAATCGTGATTGACACCTATGCTCGGCATATGTGGCTACCAGTGATGGATCATCGTGGTAGAGCAATCGTTCGACCTGACGCAAGAGCAATAAGTGATAACAAAATGCGATGCATGGTTAAGTGCTTAGCATTGTTTGGCCTTGGACTCTACATCTATGCGGGTGAAGACCTGCCTAGTGCGGAAAAGGACACGCCAAAATCAACACCAAAACCAACGCCAGCACCTGTGGTAAAGGAGGCGGCAAAGCCTAAACCTGTAGCAACAGAAGAAGAGTCTGCATCAACCCCTGAGAGCACACGAGTAGCGTCTGAGGAGTTTGTAGGGGCGATGGGGCAGTTCATTGACATGATGACTACCGAAGAAGGCTTGGTAGGGTATTGGAATGACAACAGGGGTCAAATAACAACGATTCAAAACCAACACGCCGACCTCTATAAAAAGATGGTCGAAATGTTTACCAACCGTAAAGCAGCAATCTTAAAAGGAGAAACAAAAGATGCCTAATTATGACCTGAAAGAGACCAGTTCTGGTGCTCTATTCGTCGAGAAGGAAAGGAAGAGCGAAAAAGCCCCGTATTACCGTGGCCCATTAACGATAACGAAGGCCCAAGCCCGATTTATCATGGAACACTTTAAGGCTGGTGCAAGTGAGCTAGACATTAGGATGGCTGCTTGGAACAACGATGGGCCAAGAGGTAAGTATATTGGCATCACTCTAGAGGTTATGCCTCCAGAGGACGGTCAATCTGCGCCACCACCACCTCCTGTAGTTGAGGTTGCTCCCATCGAAGACGATATACCGTTCTAGATGGATCTCCAAGACAAGCAGTCTTGGTGTGAGCTTGGAGAGCTTGAGGAGGGTAACTTCCTCAAGTCCCAAGACTTTCACTTGGTTAATGTGTTACCAAACGTAGCAAAAGCCAATGACAAATTCACCCATGATATGCGGATCTCATTCCCGTCAGACTTAAAAACGATCAGGACTAAGTGGCGGTTGTCTCAGGAGATGTTTGATATAGATCCAAAGTACGCTATTTCATTAAACAAAAAAGACGTTGTCCGGTATCAGCAGTTGTACCCCAACATCATCATTGTTTTTGATATAGAGATACCGGATTACAAGGAAGTTCACTGGTCTGACCTAACCAGGATAACTAGGTTGATAACCCGTGGTCTTGCAAAGGAGCACACATATAAACAGAGGGTAGATGACTCGTCGGGTAACGCTAAATCAAGCTACATATTCGACTGTCGATGGTTCCCTATATTGAGGAAGTAGGATGTTGTTGAAGAAAGAAGAAGTTGAAAAGATGACCCAGATCCAAGGGTTAATTAGATTTGATGATCAGCAAGTGGCAAGTGTTGCAGGCGTTCATGTTCAGACCTTAATCAAAGCTAAAAACAGGAGCGGCAAGTTGAGCACAAACACCATAAACAAGATAAAGGAATTTATTACTCTTTACGGGGAGAAGGCGCTTAAAACCAAAGTTATTGAAGCGACCCCAGAGACCGTGGAGACTTCACAAGAGGATATGGTGAACAGCCCACCTCATTACTCAGAGAATGAGATTGAGTGCATTGACGCAATGGTTGCAGCCTTTGGCCTTGAGCGTGTTCAAGACTATGCAGCTATTACCGCGTTCAAGTATATTTGGAGAGAGAATAAGAAGTGGAACCCCGCTGAAGATAGAGAGAAGGCGTTGTGGTACATGCGCTTTTCTACAGGCGATGACCCACGCCTTGATAATAAAGTTTAGGTCAGGGTACTCCATACCCAGTAGCGTGTTCCCGTCCGCGTTGACCGACAGGCGGGGCTAACTAGACCAAGGGGGCGACACCTATGCCTCCTCATAACCGTGTTCCCGTCCACGGGGTCAAACAGGCGGGGCTAACAAAGGGGGTTTATATTAGTAACTTATTTTTAAGAGCTATAGAGGCTCAAGATAAACAAAAACAAAACTATATTGACGTTAGGCTATCTAGAGTCAATACCAAGCACTTTTCAGAAGAACAAAAACTCCAGATATGGAGGATGCAAGCAGAAGGTGTGCCGTTTAGCAAAATATTGGCTGAACAAAGGGTTGATCAAAAAACACTACTGCGCTTAATCAAGAGAACATCTTGGCCTTCGCAATCCGAGATGAGATAAAAAGTTAAAGGAGAAAATATGAGCAAGTTTTATTTAAAGGTATCAGTGACCAAAGACGGAGAGTTTGTTATTAACGCGAAGACCGAAGAAGAAGCACTTGAAAGGCTTAAAAGCGGCGGCGAAATGAACTTAGTCGAGATGTGGAGCGAGCCGACCATAACTGTAAACAACATCCGCGAGGTACCTGGTGAGTAATTTGTTCTTGAAGTCTATTAGAGGCCAGAGCGGGTACACCCCGCCAGCCCCACCGCCAGAAGCCTTCGATGAGAAGAAGCGCAAGTCAACAATCAGTGAAAAGTATATTGGCATTATCTTGAGGCATCGGAAGCGTGGTTTGAGCTACATGGAGATCGCCAAGGACTTAGCACTCCCTTATCACACGGTTTACAACGTGGTCAGACGGAACCTTGAGCAATGAGGGTTATCTTCTTGTTGCTGTTGCTTTTTTACGCAGACGCGATTAGTGCTCATGTTCACGATTGGGTGGCTGTAAAAAATGATGATAGTAAAGGGGGTGACTGCACCTTGGTTTGCGACTTTACAGGTCAGCTACACGTTATACATCTTGCTGCGGGGGACTGCTCCCCGCATCTTGATGTTAGTGTTAACGCAGCCGTGATCCCACATCAACCGAAGGAAGATCAGCCAGTTCCATTAGTTGAGGAACAACCTCAAGAAGATACTTCTGTTGTTGATCAATCTCTCTGATCTCAGCTTGCTTTTGGGCTGCGGTCATGTCAGATCTTTGTATGAATCGTCTATACTTACGAAGATCCGCTACACTTTGACGAAGATCATCAGTTGATGATTTGAGTTCAATCAGGTGCTCTCTACCCGCTGAGAACCTACGAAGGTCTTCCTCGCGGCCTTCCTTAGCCAGTTTGTTGAACGTGTTGTAAAAAGTGTTTACTTCATTGCTCATCTCATAGAGGCGTTGAGTCGCTTCTCCACCAAACTCTTGACCAAGAAAACGCTTCATTACAGGGTACTGTGACAATCCTCTAGCTGGAAGCACTGACCGATTATCGCCTTGAAGCGTCTTACTCTTCAGTATGGTATCAACAATATCAATGACGTAAGCACCTAGCGTTCCGGTATAGCCCCTCATGACGTAGTCAACTTTTATAGGACTCATGTTGAATGTTTGACCTAAAAGCTTAGCCATCTCTGTGGTGCCTATTAGGTCTTGATATTCTTTGGCTATTTGCATATCAACAAACACTGGCGTTACAGATCGTCCAGTAAAGAAGCTGTAGTTAACCATAGCTTCAACAAGTGGTGCAGTTGCTTGAACACCCAAGGGGTTTAATTCTAGGGTGCTTATCACGCCCCTAGTCAATGACTCCACTGTTTCTCGACCCGTAGCCCTACCTGTGGCTAAAGCTAATGCCCTTTCAGGAATAACCTTGAACAACAAACCTACTTCAAAAGGAATTGGGAACTTAAACGGAACGCCCCAAGGAGTTGGAATTAGCCAGTTGTTGTCCTTGATCTCATTTGTCTGCTCATATTGCTCATCGTCGCTTACAAGCATGAAGTAAAGTGCCGTTGACGCAGCAATCATTGATCCACGCATTAACAGAGATCTTGTAGCCTGACCTCTGCTTAGCTGTTTGTTTGCGTTTCTTTTGCCAACTGTTGCG